GCCCTCGCGAAATCGCTGCTTCCGCACGTCCGTCCGACCCGGGGTTCTTCCTGTTCGTTTTAGCCTTAGCTGCAGCCTTAACATGCGGAGGGCCAGCTTTTGCTGGTGCTTTCGCACTTTGGGCGCCAGTTTTGGCTCCTTGTTTAGTGGCAGATTTGTTTTTGTTTGCTTTTCCATTTGGCATGTTGTGTAGCCCGGCGGCTAAATTTTCACTACCAGAGGGGCCCTAGTAGTGTTCGATTCATGTATGCTGGTGACGTGCTGCGTTTTACGGTGTGATTAAATCACTAATCTTGTGTGGCGCACCCATATATCTCTATATGAGTGACCGCCTTCAGGGGTCTTCCTTACACAATAATTGTGAACATCTGTTAAGACTTACACACCGCACACGTTATACGCACGCGAACCAACACAACTAAAGGATCAGATGCGATTGAGTAAAGAGCTCTCGCTGTCGCTCGCGCTCAAACTTAACGACTTGCGTCGCCAAATCCGTCGCACAATTGTACAAGCTAGAACTCTCAAGTCCCAACCATCGTTTCTGACACTCTCGTTGTGATGGCACATGATACCAATCTGCATCCTGTCCCACCAACCAAGAAGCACCACGTGAGATAGCATTATCTGCAACTGTTTTAGCAATTGCAAACAACCTATCATCGAACGCTGCGTTATCCATGAAGGAAACGGCTCGTTGGAGGGTTGTGTTTACATCGCGAGGTCCATCAGGTCGGGTCAAACCATGATAGAACTTTTGAACTCGCGCTGGAACAGGTTGTCCATTTCGGTATTCAACACCAAGCAGTGACATGCCCTCGAGGGTTTCAGTAACCTCGTCGTCATCTTTCGACAACTCGAGGCCTAACTGGGAGTAAGATTTGCTGCGTTCTTGGAAGTCAGCAACATAATCGAACTGGGCGTCAACACTGCACAAGTGGTCGTCGCAATACAGCTTTCCTTTGATGTGCTGGGGCATCTGCGAAACTGGTCTATCCGTAGTCCTCAGCCAATGCCATCCAAGAACTTGTTCGTGAACAAAGGTTCCATCATTCGACGTTGCAAACGCCCCGGAGGGCATGCCCGTGTCCTTTTGTACAACTTGTCCATTTGGAAGTAGAATGTATGTCTGAGTCATGTTCTTATAGATGTGTTCGGTTGCAGTAGCGAACTGCTCAGGGGTGGCACTCACGTTGTCGTGACACTTCATGCGAAATTCGCGGCAATTGTAGAGGAGCAACTTCGTTTCACATGCATCCATGCGTACGACGTCTCCTTTCCAGATCTTGCCACCATGGACCGCGTGGTCGCCCAGGCGGTCAAATAAACGCACAAATCCACCTTCGCGTAAGTTGGCACCGACAAGACTGTAGCAATCGCTTGTCAAGTCGGCACCAAGCTCATCGATTTTGAGATTCATATCCTGCATATACCGAGACTGCAGTAGTAGGTCATCCATGGGTGGAACAGTGAAGCCGCGTATGCCTGCGACACCGTTTTTGATTTTCTTTTCCTTTAGTAGCTCAATTTTACCATTCTGTTTGTACAGAGGATGGGATGAGACTTGGAAACCAGTATCCGTATACCACTCAAAATACGATCCAAGTTTGGCACGCGCGGCCTTCTTGTTCTTTAGATTGAGCATTTTCAGGACTGGTCCGGGGCTAGTATCCGGTGAATAGAGACATTCGTCAAGACTAATCACACGGCACTGGCGCCATAAAGAGGGGTAAAATTCCATAACCACGGGGAGAACTTCTTCTGCCATCCGAACATTAATCGGCATCTCTGGGTAGACATCAATCTTGTCATATTTACGGAGGGATTCTAGCACATTGTATTGTGAGGGTGTGGCAATAGCGAACGCCGTCGGCTCATAGTCCGGGGCCATCTTGCACACAATCGCTTCAACAATTCCATCTGTTTTCCAGTTTCCGTCCGTTGTTATCGGCAAGCTATCAGTCTTCTCAATGAAGCCAACACTTCGAATAAACTTGGTCTGTTTGTACGTTGGCAAGGAGAATTGGGATTCAGACCGAACCATACTCTCCCAGGCTGGCGGGTGCACTAAGCTTTTCCCGCCATCTGCCCCTTTAAAAAAGGCAGATCGGCATTGGTAATAGGACAGCAAAGGTTACCAGCCTTCGAATTGCCGGCGAGGTGAACGCCGACGATGGGTGTTGATGATTGGTCCAACAGACGCCATCCGGCTCCCGACGAGCCATAATTCGTGCTGATTTTGGCGATGTTACTGTGCGCAATACCAGCGGCATGTGCATGCACACCCAGTGGATATCCGCTTATGACAATCGCTACTCCTTTGAGCCAGTCCCCACTGGAAACCTCAGTCCATGCCTTCACAGGCAGGCAAGGAATTGTTTGCCACGCAGCCTCTTGCCCTTTTACAGGTTTAAGGAGTGTGAGCTGATCATCAATTCCATTGATGGTGACATCGCGCACGTACAGCACGGTGTCAAACTCCACTTTCGTACCGGAGTACTCGTGGAAGGCTGAGATTTTATAACCGAGTGGTCCAACCTTCAAGGGTTTCGAATCAACTGCATGACCAATCGTCAGCAGACCGCCAGGCACACGATGCCCAGTTGCTACACCAGCGGGAGTCGAAATTTTAAGATCACCCATACCCACCTTACCAGGGATCATCGGACTCACTGCATGCAAGAACTGTTTATGGCTCTTCAGGCAGTCTCCAAATTCCTCTGCCGTGTGGCAGAGTTGTGTCCAAGTTTCCTCAGCAATATCGTCACCTCCTTCCTCAACTTGCTTCTTCCCCTTGGCACCACCCTTCGCTTTGGGCGATGATGGTGTTTTGGGGGTTGGGGCTTCGTACGTCTTCAATGGTTTACATCCTACAAAGTGGGTACATTGCATATGTTTGCAATCAAAGTTACATAATTCGTTGAAGCTTGTCTTTACTTGATCATTTAAGAAAGCCGGACAGTCAACTACGTGAATGCATTGCTTCGATGGAACCTTCGGCGATGCGGGCAATACCGGTTTAGGGTTCTTGCCCTTTGGTGGGGGCGGGGGCGGGGCTTTGGGTACCGCTTTCCCGGCAGGAGCAGCAGGGGCCGCAGGAGCTTTTGATGGCTGCTTTGGAACGTTCGGCGCTTTTGAGGGCGCCGGACTGGGCACTTGTGAGGGTGCCTTTACAGGTGCTTTACCTTTCGGTGGAGCGGGCTTATCAGCGGTCTTTGGGACTGCCTTTGGCATAGCCTTAGGTGCAGCCTTAGGGGCCGGAGCAGCAGGTTGCCCTTTCACAACCGCTGGTACTGGACAGTTAGCGGGCAAATGTCCGGGTACTTTGCACTTTTTGCAGACGTGATCCTCGGTCTTGTGGGATTTGGATCCACAAGCGCACAAATGTGAGACACCATAATTTGCTTCTGGTTCAACATCGTCCGAGGACTCGCTTTCAGGACTCTCGGCACCAGGTGTTGAGGGTACAACATCGGTGCTGGTCTCAGAGTTATCTTCCTCTTCCTCAGGGTCTTGAGGCTCGGCGATCTCTGGGATCTCGTCTTGGCTTTCAGTAGTGGGCGTGGCTGTCGCTGCCTCCTCTACAATCAGCACGGTCTTCTTGGCAGTAGTGACATTGGGCAGTCCCGCAACCTCTTCCGCAACGTTTTGAGGCGTCTTAGCGGGTGTCAGGGGCACAGTGTCAGATCCTGGGGGCTTGGTAGCCACCTTACCTTTCAGTATCGGCTTCTTTTTAGGGGCGTCCGTCTTAGCAGGGACAGCTTTAACGGGCTTTAAGGTCGTTAATCCAATCAGTCCAAGCGCCTTGTTAAACCATGACTTTTTAGTGCCAATCTTGGTTCCGGTCTTGTCTGATTCTCGAGAATCATCGTAATCAAATCGGGGTTCAGCATCGTCATCAAAATCATGGTCGCGGTCATCGTAGCGCTTCTTGGACTTCCAGGACTTCGTTGCGCTTCCGACTGTAGTAGACGAACCACCATCAGATTGATTGCTAGGGATAGTACCGGTCTTACCATTATCATCCTCTGCAAGTATTGGGATCACTTTCGCGTCACCACATACTGTGCATGAGCCGTAATGCATACAATGAGCGCCACCGCAACTCTTATTGCAGTCAAAGATGCTGGAACGCAGCTTCTTCGGGCATTCGGAATCGTGGGTGCACTGTTTGACATCGGTCTGCTTCTTACCACCGGCATACTTACATGTGCCGTTGTGCTCACATTCAGAGCCGCCACAAGCTTTATCGCAATCCTTAACGGTAGTACGTAATTTCTTGGGGCAGCTAGAGTGGTGGAAGCATTGAGCTTTCTTACTAGCTTTCTTTTTCTTGTAACTTAAATCACTGGGGATACCGAAGTAAAACCCAACAATAAATGATACAGCGACGATACCAACTTCAGGACCCCAAAGTTTAGCCATGGATTGCATCGATGAGAGGCGCTCCTTGACCCACCCTTTGGTGGTTACTGTTGTTGAACTGGGATCGGCGGCGTGACCGCCTAATCCAGTATGATCTCCGTTGACACGACCATTATTCATCTCGACCGCACCATCAGGCGTCATCATCTCATAAGACTCCTTGTCTGCGGTCTCAAGGTCTTTCTCCATAGCACGGTCCTCCGAGCGCAACCACCTCCATAAGGAGCCAAATGCGTTGAAGTTACCGAGTATTTTGGAAATTTCATCAAGATTCATACCAGGGATACACGTAATGGTCGCGGCAATCGCAGCGATCACTGAGCACATCCGTAAGGCAGTGCCGAACGTTTTCATGGTAAGGGTCTGTCGACGCATGCCAGGCCGATAATATGCGTAGAGCATACCACAACCATAACCTGCTGCGGCAGAACCACAGGCAAGAGCAATGCGAAATTGTACGATTGGAAGCGTAACAAATCGCCATAAGAGTTTTCCGACGGTCTTAGCCCATACCCACGAGAAAACCCACCCAAAACAAATGTAGTAAACAATCCAGAGACTGGTGTCTCGGATCAAAAACCACACAAATAAGAATGGGAACTTGA